GAATAGGACTTTACGCCGCCCTTGGTGTACTCCTCAGAAATTGGCCCGGTGATATCAGACATTAGGGTTAGGCACCTTCTTCTTCTTCTTCTTTTTCTGGCCTGAAGATTCTTCCATGTTTGACTGAATCTTTTGCTGCATTAACATCGCTGCCCTTTGCCGAGGGTCAATCGGCCTCCCCTTCGGGCTTAATGCTGAACCCGATGGCTCACGCTGGGGAACCGCCTTGGACCGCTCGGTCATCTGACCCTGCTTTTTCTTTTTCGCCAACAGGGCAAGCAGATTGGGATCGACGCCAGACTCAACCATCAGGCTCTCCCTCTTCCCGGTCTTGTCCGTCTCAGAGCTGCCCTTGCTGTACGGTGATAGCGTCTTGCGTGCCATTATACTGGTCCGCCGATTCTTGCTTTTGCAATTTCTTCCATTGCGCCAGCAGGAGCCTCAAGACTGGGAGGGGGACCCTCGTCAGCACCCTCGGCATCGCTCACAATTTCGCTAGCTATTTGCTGACGCATCTCCATGGGCAAAAGCCTTAGTGCGCCAATCAGGTCATCAACCGTTGGCTCGGCCTTGCCGCCACCCATCTCGGGTGGTGGGCCGGGAGGCCCCTCTTCCATTCCAGGGGGAGGACCCCCACCAATTAAATCCATAGGGCTTGCCATTATCCAAGTCTCCTTCCTAAGTTTGCGGCTGCCTGCAGCCTTACGTTCGGACCCATGCCTGGGCTGGGTGATGCGCCTGGGTCTGACAGGCCCGATGCCAGCGTAGACCCGTCAGCGCCCCTTGTGCTCATCTGTGGCTTAAGTTTCTCGGCAACCGGGTCCCTTGCTCCGGAGCCAGCGCCGATTAGATCTCCAATCAGCCCAAGAACGTTTCCGATTGCAGAGCCAATTGCAGCGCCACCGGGACCACCTAGCGTGCCAAGGGCACCGCCAACGGCAGAGCCAACCTTTTGGCCAGTGTTCCCCTGATATCCCGCGCTCCCGGGATCACCACCGTATATCTGCTTAGACGGGTCAAGCTGTAGCGGAGTTCTTGCCATTTTCTGTGACCCTCCAGTAGTCGGACTCAAACCTTTCTTTGTTTACCATATCAAACTCTTCCCAGGAATGGCTATTAGAGTTCATAAGCTCAATCCTGTACAGGTGCTCCTGCCTCGCGCTCCACTTATGAACAGCCATTGAGACTATCCCGCACGCCACCGAAACGCTCACGCATGCTAATATGCCCGCCGCAGATAACACTAAGACCACCATTTTCCAAGATGCGGGTCTCGGTCATAATCTTCTGTGTTTATATAGTTTGCCACGGCGTCTGGACTATAAGCCTTTGTTAGTTCTGGCTCAGATAATGACGCATCATCTAATTCGGAGTCAAGGTAGATTGATATCGCCATCGCCATAACAGCATCATCGTGCTCATTAGTCATTGCCTCATACCTGCCGCGCTGGTTCTCAATAAACGTCTGACATTCCTTTAAAAACCGCAAAGAATTAAATGTCCACGACCCCAAGCGTATTGCTTTAGCAAGGGAAGCTAATGCGGCATCTCTTTTTCCCGTGCTGCCAGTTCTAAACCCAAATCGCTGCGACCAGTTACCCTGGTATGACCTAACGTATAAGTTTGTATATCCATCACCATCGTTGAGATCGAGCAACTCTTTGACGACTGCAAGCCCCGGTCCATCAACCTCAGGAACAACCAGGGCACCGTTATACGCTCTGCCAGCAAAGGCAGCCTGCCTAGCAACAATATCAGGAGGGACCCTGGCGTAGTACTCGGCAACCTGCTCTCTTGTAGTTCGGTCAAGAACCTGTATGCATGAAAAGTCTCCATCCTCCACCCCGTGTGCCGAGTCGATTGAAACAATATAATCATGAAGCGAATCCGGCGGATGCCATATCAACCAGTCGTCATTGCCCGGCTCTAACACGCCGTTGTCCCTAAACAGCGAACCTCGCCTTATCTTTGGATTGGCTTCCTTTATCTCGTTTATTCTCGCTAGCACTGCACCCTGGTCGAACGGACTGCTCGCGCTAGATGTAAATGCAATCTGCGGTGTCTGCGGATACTCAGTGTCAAACCGAGTAATATCACCGCCAAACTTAGTCTGAAGCGTCTGCTGCGCCCACTTAACCTGACAGGGCTTCAAATCAAACTCAACCGCGCGCTTCGCCCAAATGGTGTCGTAGCCTAATTGCTCAGTCATCTCCCAGAACAACTCGTCGTCGCCAGCTTCGCTTGCCTTCATTAGCCGATCGTGCTGCGCTTTCTCGCCGTGCTGCTCAGGCAATCTGTACTTATGGTGCTCTTGCCAACCAAAGAACAACGCCTTAAACATGTTGCCAGGAGCGTCTTTGTATGCAGACCAAAAGCGATTATAAAATGCGCCTGCTGCACCGTGCGCCGTTGACTCGATAATTACATAGGTTCCAGGCGAGTCCTCGATAGAACCCATCTGAGCCTGCAACACATCTTCGTCTGAAGTAGAACGACGACGTTTCCACCATAAGGCAAGCTCTGAAAGGTGTACAAAGTCAGGCGTTTGACCACGGGCAGCATCAGTAGCGCCCTGGGTTTCAATACTAAACTTGCTGCCATGCTTCCACTGAATAGCATGACCCTTGATTGTCCCCGGAGCTGCAGTTTCATACATGCTGGGAAGGTTTTGCTGATAACGCTTAGTAATATCAAAAATTGCTCTGGTGGATTCTTTTAGATGCGCTATGCACTTGGCGTTCACGTGCCGATTGAACTGGCAGTAGTGGTGCCCGAGAGCCTCAATCAAAGTAGAGCAGCCAACCTTCCTGGACTTTAAAATAATAAGACGCACAGGTTTCTTGTCCGCCTCTTGCTCTTCTATTGCCTGGAGTATCTGCTCCTGCTCTGCATTTAGGATTAGCGGCTTTAGAACGTACTTGCCATCTTGAATTGCACGTATCCGCAAACAACTCTCAAAGTAAAAGCGGCGGTCATGCTTACATCGCTCCCAAAACTCACGCATAAAGAAATGGCCTCTGAACTGATTGAGGTTTCAACGCAGAGGCCACAAAGGAAAAGATTATGTTGGAGAGCCTGGAGAGAAGTACAAGGAGAACCAAACTCTTTGTACCAACCATACAAGCTACAAATTTACACTGCAACTTTCTTATCCCTCTTCCTTTGGTGACCGGACTGCCGCACAGCCTTTTCGACCCGGCGACGACTAAGGCCAGTCTTGTCTATAATTTCATTGTAGCTCATTCCCGATTTATACAACTCAACAGCAGATTCAAGCTGCGGTGCGCTTGTCCTGTCGATAAAATCAGACTTCGCCTCCAGGTTATCAAGGCGATTATCAAGATTATCTGAAAAAGGATCCCATGAACCCTTGTCATCGACACTCGCCTTTTCAACCATGTCGCCAATTGACTTGCGAACACTCACATAAGTTTGGACAGCTTTCAGCCGCCTGCTCAACTCAATTGGATCGTCAGAACACTCAGACATTACCTGAGATAACATCTGCTCAGTCGCCATCGCGGAGCGGAGCCAATAGTCAACTACGTCCTTTGACTGAACTACTGGCAACAAATCTGACTTCACAATGTCACTCATGGTGCTACTATGCATATATGAAACGTAAAGAATCCGTTGTTGTCAATGTTCATCGTGATGTACATGAACTTCTCAAACGAACCGCAGATAGAAACAATGTCAGCATTGCTTCACTAGCCGCCATCTCGGTCGAATCATTCATTGGCTCAATAGAACGCTGGGGACTCCAGTCGCCTAAAGCTGAAAGAGCAGCCCCAAAATCTAAGAAGGGCACCTTCAATAAAGAAACCGATAAGGTAGTAACACTCCCAGGGGACCTGCACGAAAAACTAAATAACATCGGCGTATACCTCGGAGTCCCAGTAACATCCATGGTCCGGGACTCAATACTCGCGCAGAGATTCAACTGGCAGCGTATGCAACCAGTCAACGCCAGAAGTATGTCCAGCGTAAGGATAGTGTTGTTCGAATTAGAACAAACCCCATCCGCTAAATCCGCGTAAACCACTACGACAAAACTGACAGAACTGACAGAACTCCAAATTAGCTGTGCATTTCATGTGCACTAGTTGAGAAGGGGGTTAAACTAGTCGCCCCCGAATACCCAGCCAATTCACGGACCTATATGATATTATTAGGCTTTGGGGCGTTTGGGCCTAAAATTACTATAGATGTCAGCCGAATATATGCCTTGGGAGGTGACGCGCCATTCTAAGGTACCCGCCCCCTCCGCGCCCCCAGCCGAGGGGTTACGCGATTTCCACAATCAAGCTCACTCGCACAATCACGAGGAGGGTTAGCCAGTTCCGCAGCCAGACGAAGAAGCGAAAGCCCCACTAAGAGCAGAGCGAGTTCACTTCGTTCACACTGACGGACAACACTAAGGCTCGCTTCGCTCGCCACACAGGGAAGGTGTTCACTTCGTTCACACTGACGGACAACACTATGGGGGGTGGCTTGCTTTGCAGTCAGATGGAAGTGCCATGTTATCGCCAAGGGTTTGACTTGGCGATGCCTGCGGCCCGAGCTTTCGGCTCAGACATATCAATCAAGGATTGATACTCGCCTCTATCTCTATCGCGAACTAGAAGGTGTTCACTTCGTTCACGCCAACGGACAACAATTAGATGTAAGGCGTTCGCTTCGCTCACACTGAAGAAGCTGGTTAGGGGTTGGGGTAATTTTTGACCCAGGCATGTTCGTTTTTTCTCGCTGTCATTCTGTGCCATTTGCCCAGTTAAGCGGACCCAGGCTTAAGCAACCTGGAGCCAGCTTGACCGCGCCAGATACTCCGTATCTTCCTATCAACCACCCAGGCTAAACCGCTGAACTACTAACGCTAACACCCTGGCACTATGTACCAGTTGGACCCCTGGTATCAGTACAACCGACCACACGGTGACACACTATCGACTCACCTCTGCACACTACCAATCGACACACTGAAGCCTGAACACTCGGCACACCAATCATTACATACATGCGAAGCACCAACTAACACAACCAGCCACCGCTAGAAACCCTGGGTAACCCCAAAGTGCCGTGCATCCCGTGCCGGGTGAGCAGTCCACCATTCGAGCCGTGCAGAATCGGCACACCTGCACACCCACATCACCGACGCCCAGGTCGGACCAACCGATGTTAAATACTTTGGTCGTTTCCCTTGCACATCCGGCCATCTTTTGATACCATGTACACATGGTCAAAATCAAAACCATCACAGGAGAACCATTCAAAATGAACGAAACACAATCCCCAACCGTAACCCGGGCAACTATCCACCGCTCCATGTTCAGCACTTGGATTACTGCAGAAATCTCAGACGGAACAGAGGCAAAGCTATTTGATTTTTTCCGCGATGAAATCTCATTTTCAGCACGTGAATTCATTGGCAAGACCCACAGCGATGCACTAGCACTCAAATTCAAACGCGACAGAAACCACCTACGATAAACAAGGAGGGTAAACCAATGGAATTCACAACAAAACAAATTCAGTACCCAATTGGCAAACAGTGCCAGAACGATGATTGCCGCTGGACGATGCCGGCAGGATACGAGGCAACACAAATCAAAAACGATTGCTCAGTATTTTGCTCTATCGAGTGTGCACAACGCGACTACGAAGTTTACTTTCTCGATATGTTCGACCAAATCAACCTATAACAACAACGCAGGATGGTAACAGCATGAAACATCAACAGATTGACAACAAAGTACAACGACACGGCGGCGAAGTGATAACCGCTCAACGCACAAAGACCGGCCAAGTTTTTGTAGGCTGGCGAAAGCCTGGGAAGCAAAACCCAGGGCAGTGGGAATATTGCCTCAGCGAAATTGACACCTACTCCGAAGAATGCCACTTCAGTTGGACACGCTACGGGATGACCGACCTCGATAAAATGTACGCACTTTTCGTCGACCGGGTGTGTATGCCATGAACGACTCCAACAAAGTCAACAGCCGCAAATGGTGTGCCGCACGTCACAAACGCCGAGTGCGGAGAGGAGCATCAACAGTGGAAAAGGCCATAGAGACCAGAACCCGACAACAAGGAAAGAAAGAGATAATGATACTACTTCAACAAACCGGCGACGAATTCTTATTGCTAATCGAAACCATAGGAGACGTTTCAATCTACGAAAACGTGGCATGGCAGGAATACGTGTGTCAACTGGCCGGACACCCGGAAGCTGACTATTACACAGATTGCATAGAAGACGCACGAAACACCGCACAACAAATGAGGACCAAATGAGAGAAACACAACATACAAACCTGGTTGACCCGAGTGACATGAACAGCAGCAGAACACCGAACCTGCACGAGGAGATGCACCGCAAACTACAGTCCAGATATGGGGAAGGTTACGAGCTATACCAAATCACATGGACCTACACCGAGCGTGGAGATTATTGTGACGTTCACGCCTGGGTAATTTGCAAACTGGACCCGGAACACGTGGGACCAAGTAAAAATAGTTGGTTCATTCGGAAGTACACGAAGCACCAGTACAAATCCGCATTAGAGCTGGACGGTTACCGCACAACCGAAGACTGGTTCAACGTCTCGAGCTATGGTTACCCGTCAAAAAAACGCGCATGCCTGGGGCTGGAACATTCAACCGCCACAGGTGACAACCCGTTGCGGACAATCGGACCATTCGAAGTTCGTTGAATGATTGCGACTGATGACCGTTGCTCCTGGTGCCCATCAACGGCAACGGTCAGACGTCGGAGTAATTCAACTCCAACCAAAAAAGGAAAAGCAAATGCCAAAGACTGAAAACGTTATCGAAATGAACAAACCAAAACGCTCAAACGTAAACCTAAAAACCTTCGCAAAGCTCTGGAAAGATGCCAGTTCACTGGATGAAGCCCGTGAGAATATCCCCTCAGTCTACCCAGACCTAGACGACAAGCAAATATCATCACAAGCCGCAACCATTCGAAAGAACGTAAAGAAGGTTCTGGATAAAATGGTTGAACGCGGAGAGTTGACCCAGGAGGA